CAAAGTCGCCGAGGCGATCTTGGTCATCCGGTCGGCGCGGTCGTGCGGGCGCATCCGGCCGGTGCGCAGATCGACGACACCCCCAGGCGTGTTGATGAGCCAGATGTCGGCATCCCACTCGTCGGTGGTCGCCGCGTGCCGACGGTCGGTGCGGGCAAGACGTTCCACTCCGCCCACGGTACTGCTCGCGGCGAGCTTGGCTGCGACCTTGCTGCTGTCTGCGCGGACTGCCGCGTGGCGACAGACGTGACGGATCAGGTCGGTCGCCGCCAAGGTCTCCTCCGCCCGCCAGCGCTGCCCATCCCACATCAGCCATTTGCCCCAGGCCGCGATGTAGCGCCAGTCGCGCTGGTAGCGGCGGGTGAAACTCACCGCCAGGGCATCCTCGGTGCCCCAGACCGTGGCATCGCTGTCGTGAGCGTCGTCATGGTCGGCAGCATCGAAGTGAGCCGACGGCGCCTGGTCATCCTCGAAGGGCTGCACCGTGATGCGCGGCCCGGTGGCGATGAAACCCGCCACATCAAAGCCCTCAACCAAGGCATCCGCTGCATCCCATCCCTCGGGCTTATCGTCGGGCGGCAGCAGAATCGCGCAGGAAGTGGCCCCTGCCATGAGCACCGCTTGCGAGGCGGCCTCGGCATAGCCAAATCCCGGCTTGTCCCGATCCGGCCAGATAAGCACGGCTTTGCCGGAGAGCGGCGACCAGTCGCTCTTGTCGACCGGCGCGTTGGCACCGTGCATGGCCGTGGTCGCCGTGATCCCTGCCTCGATCAAGGCCTGCGCACACTTCTCGCCCTCGACCAGGATCACCTGTTCGGCAGCAACGATGCCCGGCTGGTTGTAGAGCGGGCGCGGTTCGGGCGGTGCCATCTTGCGGCGCTTGGCATCCCAAGGGCGGAACTCCTTACGCCCCGGTGCCGGGTCGTAACGGTAGACGCAGGCGATCAGGTTGCCGGCGGCATCCTGGTAGTCCCACTTGGCGGTGGCCGGGCCGAGCTCGTCGACCGGGGCTTCCGGCTTTTTGCGTTTCGGGGGATGGCTGGTGGCCCGACCGACCAGTTGCCCGGCGATTTCCAGCACCCGGGCAAAGTCCGCCTGGGTGTCGAGCCCGTGGTGGGCGGCGATCAGAGCGAAGATGTCACCGCCTTCACCCGTGGCATGGTCGTGCCACAGGCCGGCTGTTTCCCCCTTGAGCGACACCTCCAGGCTGTCGCCAGGACTGCCCAGCACATCACCGACCAGGTATTTCTGGCCGCGCTTCTTGCCGGCCGGCAGCAGCGTCATCAGCACCGATTCCAGCCGCGCCAGCAGATCGGCACGGATGGCGTCGCGTTGTGGGTTGAGATCACCGCCAGCGGGGACGGCCCGCGGCGGCACCGAATTGAAATCAAGCATGGATCAGTCCTCCCTGTGGCGGATGGTTGTGGGCGTGGCAGGTGATGGAATGCACGGGCGCGCTGCTGGCGCTGACCACCGGCTCAGTCGGTAGCGGCAGGACCGGCACCTTGATCGGCACCTTCTGCCAATGCGCCTTCTCGTCCGCGAGGTAGCCGGCCTTGCGGGCGACGAAACGCACGAAGTCCGGATGCAAGCCGACCAGGTCGCACCAGAGCGTGAGGTCGTCCCCGAGCAGAAAGCGCCGGGCCTCGCGCCGCATCCGGCGGTTGGTCAGACACAGGCTGTCGTGGATGGCGCGGGCGAGCACCGCTACCACCAGCCGGGACTCCGGGCACACGAGGAAGGTGTGACGGTTGAGCACCTTCTCGACGGCCTGCAGCCCGACCAGGGGTTTGGGCGGCGTCCAGCGATCCACCCACTCGGTGCGGTAGGTCTTGCGGAGTTTGGAGGGTGTGCTCATGACGCACCTCCCGCCAAATCAGCGCCCTTGCAATAGGGAAACCATTGCACTACACTTTGAGGCATGCCAATCTTGCAACGCTTCGATAACACCCGGGTGCTAATGTATCTCGACGACCACCCACCACCCCATGTCCACGTCAAACTGAAGGATGGGCGTGATTGCACCGTTGATCTTGAGGATTTCGCAATCAAGGGGCGTGTAGCAGAACGGGAAATACGCGAGGCTCTAACCTGGATCGAAACGAACCGAGATTTCCTGTTCAACGAATGGCGGAGGAACAACCCATGAGCGAGTACTTTTTCCCGAAGCTGGAGGCTGTGGAAGCCGTGGCGCCTTATCGTCTGCGCACCACCTGGAGCACAGGTGAAGTGCTCGAAGTCGATGTTGGAGACATCCTGCGCAAGATCCCGGCACTCGCGCCCATCCTGGATGCCGAGGTGTTTGCGCGCGCACACATTGCCGAATGGGGCGGCGGCATCGAATGGTTCGATACCGAATTTGGCGAGGACAACGTCTACGCGTGGGCCAAGGAACAGACCGGCGAAGTCAGTCACGAGATGTTTGGCGACTGGATGCACCGTAACGATCTGTCGCTGACCACGGCTGCCGAAGCGCTGGGCATCAGCCGTCGCATGGTGAGCTACTACCGCACTGCGCACAAAGCCATTCCACGTTCCATCTGGCTGGCCTGCTTGGGCTGGGAAGCCACGCGCCCGAAGACCAAGACACTGCCACGCACTTTGCCGACAGCCCGCGAATACGCTGCCGCGCACGCTTGATTGCTGGAGAGGTGTGCTCATTGCGCACCTCCCCAGCAGCGCTGCGCGTAGGAGCAGAACTTGCATTCGAAGTGGCTGGCCTCGGCAAAGCCGCGTGGCAGCAGCTCACCGGCTTCAGTCGCCTGGATCACCCGCACCGCGCGGTCGGACATCTTCTGCGCCAGCGCCGCATCGAAAGGCACCAGCTCGAACCACAGCTCCTGCGTGTCCTTGTTGATGGCGGTGAAGAGCGCCGGGTTACGGCTGATGCCTTCGACCGTGCCTTCCATGTAGGCCTGGTAGGTCGCCATCTGCGCGGCATAGTCCGGCTTGGTGACCGCCACGCCAGACTTGGCGCAGGCCTTCCAGTGTTTGTCAGCCATGGTCTTGCACTCGAAGAGCATCGGGAACGACAGCCCCAGCTCTGGCGGTGCCGCCGTGATGATTCCGTCGACGTGGCCCTTGATCCGGCCACCCGCCACCGAGAACCCGAACTGGCCGCCGTTGGCCTTCTGGTTGTGCAATTCGAAGCCCGCCATGCGCAGCCAGCGCACGGCCAGGTCCTCCAGCACATGGCCGACCTCGAACACCCGCAAGATGCGGCCAGAAAATCCCCGGCCGGGATCGACCGGCGCACCGGCGTACTCGTACTGCAACGCACGTTCACAGGCCACGCCCAGACGGGAAGCACCAAGGTAGTCACGCGGGATCTGCCCGGCACGTTCAACATCCAGCGCCACATCGATGAAGCCCGTTACCCGCTCGTGGAAGGCGGGGCGATGATTGAAGTCCAACATCACTTCGCCCTCCCACGCTTGACTGGCTGCCCTGCCACCACCTCTCCGGTCTCCCACGGCAGGTCATCCTCCAGATCGGCGAAGGGATTCGCCGGATCGAAGGCGGTCGTTGCCAGTACCGGCTCCAACTTGGCCACCGGCTGCGGAGCCTGTGTCTCGTAAGAGGCGAGCCCACGCACCGGGGGGTATTTCGCCTGCTGGTGGTGCGCCGCCATGGCCTCCGTCCAGCCGGTCACAATCGCCTCGATCACCTGCAAGGCCTCGGCCTCGCTGTAGTGACCCAGCGGTTTGTCAAAGCCGATCTCGCCGGCGGCTTCGCCGAAGCACTTCAGGCAGGCGCGCATCGCCGCGCGCTCGAAATCGGTCGGATCAACCATGAGCACGTCCTCCTGCCTGGGGTCGGTTCGAAGCCACTGGCCGTAGAGCGCGTGAAACGCGTCCTGGCACTTGCGGCTGCAAAAGACCCAGTCCATCGGGTACCGGCGGGACTCGCCGACCTTGAAGCGGTTGTCGCTGTGGCCGAGGCCACGGGCCTGCCGGCGGCAAGCCCAACATTGGCCAGCCATTCATTGCCCTCCCTCCAGTGCACCGATGAAGAGGGTCATCTGCAGCGGCTGGCTGCCAAACGCCGTGGCGCAGCGGGTATCGAAGTCCCGGTAGGTCATCGACGAGCGCGCGATCATGGTCACCGCGTGGATCTGCTTTTCCAGGAGGGCGAGACCGCCTTCAGAGAGCCACTGATGGGCCTTGTCGGACAGGCGCTTGCGGTTTCGGATCTCCTCGATGATTTCGCGGGGCATGATCACGTCGTACACCCAGCGCAGCGTGATCTGGCCGATCACCGCCGGCGGGTTTTGCTGATGGCCCAGGTAGTGCCAGCCGAACAGACGAAACAGTGCCCGGTAGTAGTCGGGGCTGAAGCGCCGCTCCCAGCTGGCCACCCGTTCACGCAGCAGGCGCGAGATCAAGGCCTGCAGCGCATCGGGGGCGCGGTGGTACTGGTAGCCGGTGGCCTCGTCGATGAGTGCCACCTCACCGGTCTTGGCCAGGGCCTTCAGGATGCGCTGGCAGTTGGGCACCAAGTGCTGGCGCTTGCGGTGCAGCCGACCTTCGAGGGCCGCGTCGATCACGCCCGAGGCGACCTCGCTGATCACCCCGGCTGGAAAGAAGGCCGTGGTCTGCCCCGACGGCAGGCGGATGCTGCAAGCGTTCTCCTGCAAGACCTCCGCTGCACCGGGGGCGACATCGGTGAGCAGGGTTTTGAGTTGGCTGCCCCGGCGTGATTCGTGCAGGCCGATGGCGGTGGCCAACTGGCGCTGCACATAGCCACGGGTGCCGTCCTCCAGCACCACGGCTTCCACTGCCAGGTCGCCGAAGCGCACCACGCCGTAGTGGCTGGTCGTGAGAATAGCTGTGATCATCATCGTCACGCCCTCCCTTACTGCGCCCAGGCGGGCTTGCCGCTGGGGACGGTAGATGGGGCTGGACGCGATGCAGGCGTGTGGGCAGCCGGTGGCGTGTAGCTCTGGGCCGCGACTGCTGCCGGCGCACCCGACTGGCCGCCGCCCGCATTGCCCATGCCGCCCCTGGGCATCACGCCCATGACCAAGGCGTAGTCCTTGTGATCCGGCTCGATGGCGGCCTTGATGGTGTTGCGGTCCTCGCCCCGGCCATCCTTCTCGATGTCGATGCGGGCCGCAAACTCCAGGCCATCGAGGTCGGCAAAGCCGCTGATGCGACGGGCAGCCTGCGCCTGCGGGCTGTTGTCGGCCGGATGCACGTTGCGCGCGGAATTGAGTGCCGCCCGGATGAAGGTCCGGCCCATGTTCCCCCAGGTCGGCCCCTTGGCGCTGTGCAAACCGACGTTCCACCAGATTTTGCGTTTGGCAAACGGGCCTTCCATCACCACGCCCTCGCAGGCGAGGTAGACGGCGCCGGTCTCGAAACTCTGGGTGGCCCAGCCGCCGGTCCAGCCCTGTGCCGGGTCATCAAAGCCACCGGGCTTGATGCTCAGGCGCAGCTTGGCCGCCGTGTTGCGCGGGATGAGGTCGAAGGACTGCTGCTGTTCAGCGTCGTTGAAATCGTTCCAGTTGGACATGGCGGGTTACTCCTGGGATGCGTGGAAATCAAGGGATGGGGTGCCGGCGCTCGAGAAAGCGGGGGCCGGTGCAGCCGTGCGCGCGATGGCGTCGCGGCCGAGGCACTTGGCGATGAGCTTTCCGAGGTGGGGTTCTTCGATGGGGTCGAGCCGGCCGCTGCGGTCCTTGCTCGGGAAGCCCCAGGTGTTGTCTGCACCGGTCACGAAAGCGCGGTACGGTGTGCCGTCATCAGCCTTCAGGATGGCCAGCGTGATGACTTCATCGAGCACGCCCGGCAATTCAGCCGAGGTCTTGGCGCCTTCCAGCTGGAGCTGGTAGATGCGGCGGTTGAAATCGTCCAGCTTCTCCTCGAGGATGCAGACGTAGATGACGTGCTTGTCGCGCACGTGCTGCAGGTGGGTGAGCGCGCCGATCATTTCGGCACCCAAGAGGCCATAGGCGCCCCTCGTGTCGGGCTTGCCGGTTTTTTCGGAGAAAGCCGCCGGCTGGGTCTTGCACCAGGCCAGGCACATCCGCGAGAGCACGGTCAAGGAATCGACGAAGTAGGTGTCGTACTTGGCCAGCTGCGCCGGATCGCCGTACTTCTGGCAGACGTGGTCGAAGTGGGCCTGCGAGAAGGCCTGTTCGGGTGATGCACTGGGGCTTGGCCCGGCGAGGAACACCACCAGGTCCTTGAACTCGGGCCAGGTGCGCGGGCGCAGGGTGTCGCCCGCCCAGTCCAGGATCGACAGATCGCCGGCCTCGGTGTCCACCAGCAAGGTGCGCTCGGCATCGAGCGTGCGGATCTGGGAGGTCTTGCCGGCACCGGGTACGCCCACGAGGGCGACCTTGGCGCAGCGTTTTTCTGACAAGCGCTGGTCGGCGCTGATGATCGGGAGTGCCATCACTTGCCCTCCCCAACGAGTGCCAGGCGGAAGGCCGGCTTGGCAGGCTTGAGGGTGCGGGCGGCCTCAAAGGGACGGCGCAGGGTTTCGGGCCAGGCGGCGAACTTGCGCTCGGAGACCGAATACTTCACGTCGATGTATTCGGCCGGGTCGTCGCCGTTGCTGGCGATGCGCTGCGCGATAGCGGCCAGCTCATCCTGATCCCAGGACACCGATTTCTTGATCTCGACCGTGATGCCCAAATCGCCATCGGTCAGATGCGTGGTGCCGGTGTCCTTGCCGGCGTCGAGTAGTTGCGCACGAGCAGCGTCGCCGTAGAGGTCATCGAGCGCGGCGGTCAGCTGCTCACGGGCCTGGCCAACACCACGATCCATTTCGGCGAGCAGGACGGTCAGTTCCTGCAGCGCCGGCTTGGGCAGCGCCTTGATACGCTCACGAGTCAGGTCTTCGAGTTGGAGGGGGAGACTGCCGATGTCGAGGACGGTGGCAGCCGGTTGTGGGGTGGCCAAGATGGCCGTTGAATTTGCAGTGATTTGCTGCATGGCGTGGGTCCTTTTCAGGTGGTTAAACAACGCCTACAGTTTTGAAATTCAACAAAGAACTGATAAGGAACTGAACCAGGAACTGGCGGGAAAGTCGCAGTTCTTGGTTGAACCAAAAGTCCGGCAAATGGCGGCTCAAGGCAGCACGCAACCGAGCCGCACAAACAATAACGGCGAGCCCCCGGAATCCGAGTGGCTCGCCGTCAGGGCGGTGGTGGTATCAGGTCAGGCCATGCTGGGTGTGCTGACCTTTTGCGGTGCCGCGCAGGGCATCCAGTAACTGCTTTCGCGGTCCTTCTTGCGCATCACCAGCGTGTCGAAAGCCAGCTTTTGACGTTCGTAGCGCGGATCGCCCTTGTTCTGCGATTTGATCTTGAACAGATCGCCCGGTCGGTCGCTGTCGGCTTGAGCCTTTCGCATAATGACTTCGCCAGGCTGTGGCTCTCCCCGGAAATGCCACAGAGACTTGAAGATCGCAGCCTGCTTCTCCGAAAGCAGCACGGGATCGTCTGGCGCGTCGTCCAGAAACACCCAGCGGAAATCCGCCGAGAACGGCCCGTGCGTCGGCCCTGATGGTTCGCTACCCAGTTCGTCAATCACCGCGCCTGGCGGGATGAAGCTCAAGCTGCCGCCGAAGAGCACGAACCGCTCCTCCAGCGACCACCAGTAGGCGGCACGGCCCAACACCTGGGAGTCGACGTTTTTCAGCGGTCGGGGCGTGAAGAACCATGGCTCGGCACACCGCCCCACCCGGGCACGCTCGATGAGATCCGGACAAGTTTGCAAGGTGATGAGCTTGGGCGCGATCACGACCGGGTGCCGATCAAACAGCCCCAGACGCACGATGTCCTGGCCCAGCTTGGCGTGTTGGCTGCCATCGAGGTTGAGCGCAGCGCGGATCTTGCGGGCGAGCCAACCTGGCTTGAGTTGCCAGGCCTGTTTGTCCTCATCGTCCAATTCGACCGGGCCGCAGTCCGGGCAATGGCAGACCATCTGGCCATTCACCAGTGACACCGGCCCATCGTCTTGTTGACAGTATGGGCACAGCACGTAGTCCAGGCGCACCGGCGCCAGTTCCACAGCCTTGTCCTGCTGCAAGCGTTTCAGGCCGATGCGCTCGTTGCCGCTGAGGCTGGCTTCCTTGACGGGGTAGCCGACCGCATACAACCGGCACGCCAGCTGCCAGGCCAGCGCACGCGAGCTCAGCGTCACTCTTCAACCTCGGCCAGATCGCTGTGCTGCGGACCAAAATCAGGACGCTCGCGGATGTCGATCTCTGCCATGGTCAGCGTCTGGTTGGGGCTCAGGATGCCTGCCTCGACGAGATAACCCTCCAACTGCTGGCGCAGCGTGTCATCAAACTTGTGCAGATTGAGTCGGCCCCGGCTGGTGACCTCGACACTGACTACCTTGGCCCGGCTCTTGCCCGGTTCTGGCGGATAGTAAAGGTTGATGGTCGCTGCCGCCACTTCCCAGTGATGGGCCAGCGGGTTGTCGTTGGGGAGGTTTTCGGCCATCAGCTCGGCGACACTTTGCTGCTGACTGGCGGCGGTGGCATTGAATTCACCGCGCAGCTTCTTGTCGGGGGTGACCACGGTGATGGACTTGAGCTGCAGCACTGCAAAGCCGTCGTGATGCGCTTGCTGCACATGGAATCCGCCACGCAGGCCGGACAGATCCAGCGGCGGCGGTTTCAACCGCTGGGCATCGACCTTCATCCCCAGCAAATGCTCGGCAAAGGCGTTTACCAGCATCCGGTTGTATTTCTCTCCGCCCTTGATCAGCGTGCGCGCTACACCGGTGCGCGACGAGTATTCCAAGGCCATGTGAATGGTGGGATGATCGACACCGCGCGAAAGCACATTGCCGATGAACTTCAGGTTCGTCGTGGCCAGGTCCTTGGCGTGGATGGTCACCAGTTGCGTGCCGTGGACACGGTCCATCAGGTGGCCGACCACCACGTCGCCGCAATGCAGTTCCTTCTTGTAGAAGTCCTTGATGGCGGCGCAGAAGGCATCCATTGAGGGCTGATCCCGGCGCACCGGCAAGCGCACCTGCAAATCGATGTGCTGGGCCTGGCCAACATGGCTGTCGGCGTAGTCGACATCGCACGCGGCCTCGAAGAGCTTGGGGTAATGCACCAGCAGCCAGAACGCCCGGTGCAGATCGCTGCTGCAACAACTGAGCCCCGTCACGGCTGCGGCATCGCCCATGGCGGCCTGGAACATTGCCGCGTTGGCGCGCGGATGGGTCAACTGCGTGGTGGTCTGCAACCCAGCAATCACATTGTCGCGGATCGCAGCGTCCGGGCAGGATTCAATGGCAGCGATGATGGCCCGTGAGGTAGCGACAGCATCCGTCCAGTCCAGTGTGGGCGGCAGTGGCAGCGCGCAGCGGCTCAGGTAATCCTGCAGCGTGGCATCAACCGGCAGCGTGGTGAGCACATCGGCGTAGGTCAGTTTCATGAGCGACTCCTTCTGATGGTTTTGGGTGAAGCCGCCACTCCCTGCGAACCCTACACCCGACGATAACCGACTTGATAAATCGATACTCTTTCCACTTGTAGTAAAGTGAAAGAATACACAGCCAATTGTATTCATCGGATTTTGTTTGTCAAACTGCGGAACACACCGTCAGTATTTAGACTCTTTTTGCTATACTTTTAGACCAACTGAATTTGGGAGACCACGACCATGACCACGCCACTGGGAAAGCGTCTGCGCCAGTACCGGGAAGCCAAGGGACTGACGCTGCAACAGGTCGCTGACGCGGTCGGCTGTACCAAGGCCTACGTCTGGGAGCTGGAGATGCGCGAGGGGCAGCGCCCGACCGCAGAGCGCCTTAACGCGATTGCCAAAACTCTGGGCGTGACCGTACTGCACCTGCTGGGTGAACCCATCGGGGGCATCGAAGACCCCAGCCCCGCCGATGCCGAGTTCTTCCGCGAATACGCAGGGATGACCGATGAAGAGAAGGCGCGCTATCGGGAGGCAATGAAGCTGATGTTCGGCGCCCCCAAGAAAAGCGATGGCGAGCAATGATCGATGGTCGGCAGTAATGAACCCACGCCGTTCAAGGCGGCCGCCACCATCCTCAAGTGGCTTGATGCCATCGGTGAACTTACGCTGCCGATCAATCTGGATCTGGTGCGCCAAATGTTGCCCACTACACCTTTCGGCAAAGGCGCCACTTTGCTAGAGCCGGCTCCGGTGACCTGGGGCAGCAGCGAAGGCGCGCTGGTGCGCAACCCGGACGACCCAAACGAGTGGGGCATCTTCTACAACGCCAAGGCCCGGCCGGAGCGACAGCGTTTCACGCTGGCCCACGAACTCGGACATTTCGTGCTGCACCGAGATAGCCACGCCAGCTTCAACTGCGACAAGGAAAGCATCTACACCGGCGCCGACACGCTCAAGCTGGTCGAGCGCGAGGCGGATGAATTTGCCAGCAATCTGCTGATGCCGGGCGACCTGCTACGCCAGCGCATCACTGGCAAGCGGATCGACTTCCATCTGCTGAGCGAGCTGGCCAAGGAGTTCGGCGTTTCGCTGGAGGCGATGTGCATCCGGCTGATCAAGTTCACCGAGCAGCGCGCGGTGTTGGTGTACTGGGACTACGGCTATCTGAAGTACCAGTGGCGGAGCCAGTCGGCGATCAGAACCCGCGTGCGCCTGCGCGGCACTGATGATCCGCAGGAGCCATTGCCGGACACGCTGGCGGCCGACGAGGACATCGTCCAGGAATGGGATGGCATCCAGATGCCTGCCAAGAACTGGTGCTCATCCGAGCCACGCAGCATCACCCTGCGCGAGATGAAGCACAGCTACCCGGGTGGCAATCGGGTGCTGTCGCTGCTGGTGCTGGAGTCGGCGGCGCCGAGGGACTTCGGGGGCAGTGGGTGGGAGGATGAGCGTGACGAGGATAGTTACGACCGGTTCATCTTCAGAGGGCAGGCGTAATACAGAAAATATACCCAAGGCACATAGATGACTTTTGCATATGACATTCCTACAACACTAAAAATCATCGGAGCACTCTCCGCAGGCATGGGATCGATGCTTTTGGCTTGGCGGGTCAAGACGATCCTGAAATGGGTGGTTTATTGCCTAGTCACTCACGAGCACGCCATCGAACAACTGACCAAGGCAGCCAACAATCAGCGAGTTCAAGAGCCGGTTATCGGAGGGATAACGAAGCATCTGCTGGACATAGAAAGCAAGTTGGGGTTTGCTCTGCTGATCTCAGGCTTCTTCTTACTTGGGGTGGGTATGTTGAGTAATGCGGTCAGTTATTTTTTCTAGTAACCGTCCTTCGTCATCACTCACCCCACCAGCAGCACGTTCATCGCCGCCATCGCGGCATCCGGTACACCGGTCACCGTGATGACGACATCTTTTTCGTCGGGACTCCCAACGTGCAGGTAAGCTCCCTCCCCCAGCGGCAGCCAGCCAATGGCTTCGGCTTCGATGGCGGCGAGTTCGAGCGGTTCAAGCAGCAGGTCGAGTACAGGGTCATTCATGCGGGCAACGCTTTCTGATTGATTTCAGCCTCCAGCCGCCGTAGGCGTTCCACGATGGTCTCGAATGGCAAGGTGTCGCCGTAGAACATCTGGGCGGCCAGCATCGCCTG